TCAAGTCGGATACAACTTCACTACCATCGTTGTTACGAACTCCATCAATAGCTACATGAGTAATCAAAAACCTCGGTGAATCTCCGTCAACATCCCCATCCTGGCACTGAAGCTCTACAATCCCTAAAGCCTTATCAAACTCGGATTGCCATTTATCATCGCCATAGTAAGGAACAAACGCTACAGAACAGCCTCCTATAATACTGGCGCAACCCTCTCGTTTGACTTGAAGATATTTGTTGCCTCTATAAATATCTATGTAGCTCAATACATCGTTGGGGTCTGTCTTGTCGTGATTGCCTGGAATAGCTACTATGAACTTCTTACATCTTTCAGCCATATCTATTATGTCCTGAAAGGCTGAAAGACATCCTAACGGCTGACCGCTGCGGTTGGTAAAAACATCACCGCCTATTATTATGTAATCAATATCCTTTTGAACGGCCAAATCAATAGTCTGTTGGAAAACGTCTTTGACTAATTCTCCGTTTGACTTATCAATATGGATGTCGTTCAAAAGGATAAAAATTGGATTAACTCCGCTTGTTGATTTTTTCATCTTTCGTCCACGTTTTCCTAATAAACGTTGGACAATCTTAACCAAGCGAACATCTTTCTGCGGTGAAGATAGTCTAAATCAATTTGAAATTTATACGCTTCCTGCTCAAATAACACATTGCGGTATGCTTTATGTAAGTGAGCCTTATACTTACCAGCCTCAGCCTTAAAAAGAGTTACTAACTGTACGAGCAAACGCAGGAACCACTCTAATACATACCAAACATAATAAGCTATCGGAATTATTAACAAATACCATGGTGACAACCCTAATATAACCGCTAAACCGAATATGATTGCAAAAGCAATTGTAAACTCCAAATATTGCTTGGTGTGAATACCCTCGTGATTTATAACCAATGGTGAAATTCTGTCAAACGAATATCTGGTAAATAATAAACCAAATAAGTTAATACAAAGAAATCCCCTGAATGGTATAAACTTGTTAACAATTATCTTCATAACTTAATCTTCTTCATCTTCTACATCGCTTTCCTCATTATATTTCGCCTTTATATCAAGCAAGTCTTGCTGCATACTTTTACGAATCTTGGTATGAAGAACTTTCAATAATTTATTTCTTTCGTGATATAAATTGAAAAACTCTCTCGGTGAACTCCAAGATAACTTTCCGTTCAAAAAAGAAACTTTCTTTTTGCCCTCAAGTTTTAATATTCCTCTTTCAAGAGCATAATCAATATCATCTTGAGATAATATTACACCCTCTCCAAGCAATATCCTTATCTCAGTTGTCTTACGACTTCCAAAATCATTTTTTACAACCTTAATTTTAGAAATCTGAGCAACCTCTTCATCACCTATTCTTTCCATACCCTTAACAGCAACCTGAAGACGCATGGTTGGTAAATATTCTATGAATGTTCCGCCAGTACTCTTTTTAGTGGATATACCCATTCCAGTTATTGTATCATAAGTGTGGTTCAAAATAACGAAATGAATAATATTACTATACATCAAAGACAGAACAAACTTGGTAAACTTTTTTGCTTCTTTCGCAAACACTCCTATCTTTTCATGTTTTAATTCATCAAGCGTTTCACCCTTAGACATTTTCTTTTCAAGCATAGCAGTATTCTCTTCAAGCGTATCTCTTTCATTCAAAGATAATGTAGCACCAAGAGAATCCCACATGAAGAAAAATTTAGGTCTATTATTCTTTGAAACATATTCTTTGTTCACCTCGTCAATTATTTGTTTAACGAGCATAAACATTTCCTCAACAAATGTAACCTTAACAATAAGTACATTTTCAACATTAACGCCAATTCGTCTTGCGTAATCTTTATTATCACGATTCTCGCTTGATAAAATTACGCAAACAGAATCTTCACCATTCTCTTTTTGAAAATTAGCCATGGCCTGAAGAGCAATCGTTGTCTTGCCACCTCTACTTGCTCCCGCTATCTCTATAATGCCAGTAGGCAAACCAAATGTACCAAGATTAAAATCAAGCGTTGGACTACCAGTATGAACCCAAGACTTCATTGATGAAAATGAATCTTTCTCTGAAAATTTGATAATATTTTCATTATCAAATTTCTTAACAAGTTTGTCGATAATGCTCATAAATTTATATCATTTTAATTCCTAATAATAACAATGATTTATTTTACCTGATGTTAGACTATTAAAAAACCTGGAGTGAATGATATTTCTATAAACACCACACCCCAGGCTCGACAATAAATAGATTAACTTGTTACTTCTTCGCTAACTTCTTGCGTATGTCGCTCAAAGACACCTTGCTCTTAGGCTCGTCATCATCGTCATCGTCTGAATCATCCTCGTCATCGTCTCCATCCTCATCGTCAGACTTTTGAGCGGCACGAATAGCTTCACGAATATCGTCATCAGACATAGACTTCTTGACAGTTACTTCAAGTTCATTCTCCTTGATGTACTTCTTCAGCTCAGAGCGGTCAAGACCATCTAACTCATCGTCATCCGAATCGGAATCATTGTCATCATCTTCATCCTCGTCATCGTCGTCTTCAGGCTCAGTCTGTTTCTTAGCATTGCCTTTCTTAGCTGGCTTTTCATCCTCATCATCGTCTGAATCGTCATCGTCTTCAGGCTCAGACTTCTTTGAAGACTTTTTCTTAGCGGGCTTTTCATCTTCGTCAACTAATTCATCATCAGACTTTTTCTTGGATGTTTTCTTAGCAGACTTGCGCTTGCCGCCATCTTCGTCATCGTCTGAATCATACTGAGCACGAATCTCTTCAACCTTTTCCAGCCAGTCATCATCATCGAAAAGACCAATCTCATGTTCTTCATCGAATATCTGCAAACCAGCCAAAGCTCGGTCAAAATCCTGCATGGTGTACTTACCAATAATCTCGTTCAGCGGCTTCAGAGTGCTGAAATACTCAAGCTCAGCGTCACTCAGCGGTCTCGGTGTAGGTTTCTTGGCAAATGCGACATCGTAATAATTCTCACCCTTTTTGCGATTGGGATTCTTGTTGTAACTAACCATGACAGGCAATCCCTCGTCAATATCAGTGAACGGGTCAGTCTCAATTGCTTCGTCATCATCCTCGGTGAAAGTAAGACGATTCAGAGCATCACGGACAACTTTGCGGAACTCCCATAACTTAGCTTTCAGCTCAGTATCTGGCTGCACCTTGTCGGCATAACAAATCCAGCTATAAGACGGCAGCAGACCATCACGGCCAGTAATGGCTTCCAACTTATCAGAATCTCCATTGATAAACTTCTTAGCGGCCTTGACATACTCGTCAATAAGGTCATACTTAGTACCACCGTGGATAACAGAGTCATTAACGCTTGTGCGTCCAATTTCTCCATCGTTACGCTGGAACGGTAGCCAATAGCACTTACGACGCACATAGAACGATTCAACCCCAGGATGAGCAGGGAAAATACGAACCTTAATTGTTTTCTTGTCTTCCAACTGAAGATACTCGTTACTGGAAATTCCCAGCATCTTTTCATCCTCTTCAGCAACTTTCTTCAAGCTCTTAACGCTTGTAGGCTTGAATTGGTCTCTTAATGAATTTTTTGACATAATAAAATTGTTTAATATTAAATGAACTTAATCAATTGTTCTCTTTGCTCTTTTAATAACTATGCCGTTGACTCTACCCTCAAGAACTTCGTCGGGAATCTCATTGTTCTGAATAGTTAATGATAATTTTTCAAGTTTTCCGCTTTTACTGCGACAAGCGGTAAGTATGCTTAAAAGATAGTCTTTAGTTTTCTCTGCCGCAATCTTAGAACGCAGCAACGCTTGATACCCCTTATCTTGCAGAACGGCTGCATTGATAGCATCCACAGTAGGTCTTTTGCCTCCATTCCCATCTGATAAAGACAAAGCGTATTTTTCTTTGAGTTTAGCTTCAAGAATATCTCTGTTTAACTTTACCTCAGCCACCTTACTTTCGGCATCCGCAAGCATTAAACCAATGCGATTCTCTATTATAGGGAACGTTACCAATTCACCTACCAAATTAGAATAGTCTATTTTCAAAAGGTCTTCAATATCCAATTCATCTTCATCGAACTCTCCAACCCTCAAAACATACTGCTTTCCACCTATGTTGATAACCTTTTTCATACAGCTGGTTCATTGAAGTCAAGTTGTCCTGCTCTAATCCTACGAACAATTTCAAAGATGGCGTAATGAATCATTTTCATAAGGTCAATCAGCAAACCGCTTTTCTTGGTACCCTTAGTCACATATCTCTGAAGATAGCGAGCAACTTGGTATTCATTTATGTTCTTTCCACCATCCTTATTATAAAGCATCTTCTTGGTATCAATACCCATATCCTGACCCTTAGCGTACTTGTCGCTGTAAGTGCCGTGGATATGTTTAACAACCATTCCTATTGCCTCACAAACATCAGGCTCCTTAGTCTTAATATCGTTCAGCATTGCGGAAATATCCTCAACACTAAAAGTCTGTTTCTCCATATACGTTACTTTCTATTAACTTGTTAATACTATTCAAAAAATTTCCCGAATCTATGTTGTAATATTCGGCGGCCATATCGGCAAGATTAGCAGCAGCCTTAAAAAGTCCTTGCTTGCAATACTTGTACGTGGCAGTGAAATTTTTGTTACCGAGAGCCAACTCCCTACGGCAGAAGAAAAGCAGTGCGAGCCAATCTGCTACTTTTACAACAATCTTAACTTTCGGGTCAACATCAACGATGGACTTACGCAACGTCTCATAAGCTACTCTATCTTGCTCATCTAAATTTTCAAACTCCTTAGAAAATTCATGATTCACATACTCGTCAATAGCATTACGAACATCCCGACCATTAAACTCGTTGTACTTAATACTGTGAGAAACGTCACGCAAAAATATAGCTTCATCCCAATCATGGAATATAGCGTGAGTTACGCAATCCAGCTTAAACCTCTCTACTTGGAAATCATGCGAATCTCCGAA